ATATAACAGAGTATATTAAGTAAAACTTAACATATAACAGAGTATATTAAGTAAAACTTAACATATAACAGAGTATATTAAGTAAAACTTAACATATAACAGAGTATATTAAGTAAAACTTAATATATAAATGTATTTAATATAAGGACATTTGTATACATATGATAGACACAATTGATTAAATGATAAAATATAGTAATCTGTTAAAAATAACAAAAATTAACATAATTTTCTGTATAAATATACAAATTATAAAAAATATAACCATCTGTTACAAAAAGGCACTGTCAAGTAAATATTAACATAAATTAATATATATCAAGCAAAACTTAATATAAGAGAGGAGTAATAAAAATGGAAAAAATTAGTAAAAAATGTAGTGTATGTTTTTATGTAGATGGATCAACTTGTGATGATTTTAATTCTTTAGTAGATGAGTATGTTGAAAAACAAAAGGAATTAGCTGAAGAATTTATTAAGAGAATTGATAGTGATGAAAAATTAAAACAATCTGAAGTAGGAATTAATATTTTGAATGATTGGAAAGAACATACTGATGATTATGAAAATTGTAATATAATCTTATTTAATAAAGCATTACAAGAAAAAGCTGATTCAAATAAGGATGAAAATACTAGAGTAGTAGAAGATGAAGATCGTATAAGATATAAAAGACACCAAGTATTTGATCATTTTATAGAGCCTTGGATAGGAAACTTTTATAAAGATTATTTATTAGATAAACATCCTGAAATTTTAGATGGAGCTCGTGAATTATATTTAAGAGATAGAGATAAAGCTTATGAAAAAGCTAAAAAAGAAGCTGAAAAAAGTATACGTCAATATATATTAGTAAGTATTGATGTAGAAAAAGCTAAAGAAAAAGGTGGAGAGGTCTAATTTTTTTTTATAATCATATTTAATAATAAGAAACATATATAAAAATAAAAACATAATTATATTTAATAAATAAGGAGTGAAGGTATGGCAGGCAGAAATAATAACTTAATACCTCTAAATGAAAGATCACCTGAAGAGCAAAAGAAAATAGCAAGTATGGGTGGTAAGAAGTCTGGTGAGAATAAAAGACGTAGAAAAGCGATGAGAGAGATCGCTTCTTTATTTGGAAATGAAGATGCACCAGCACCAGTAATAGCAAGATTAGTACAAGCAGGTTTATTAGAATATGGAGAAAGTTGTTCTATGGATGAAGCTTTATTATTGGCACAATATAGTAAAGCATTGGCAGGAAATACAAAAGCTGCTGAGTTTGTAAGAGATACAGCAGGACAGAAGCCTAAAGATTCAGTAGAAGTGACTACAGACAACAGTGAAAAATTGGATGAGATAATAAATCAGCTTGGTGGTAAGGGATTGAAGGAAGGAGATTAAAATGTATTTCCCATTGTCAGAGAAGTATATAGATTTCTTAAATACTGTAGACAATGTGAGAGCTGACATTTTAGAAGGCACAACTGCATCAGGAAAGACGACAGTGGGAGCAGTGAAGTTTATGAGAATGGTGAGTCGTTCTAAGAAGAAACTTCATTTGATAGCGTCTCGTTCTGTAGGAACAGCTGAAAAGAATATAATTCAGCAAGATAATGGTATAACAGCGATATTTCCTAATGCTCGATATTATGGAAATGGATCTAGAGATTATAGAATACCACATATAAAATTTGAGAATAAAATTATTTTTATAGTGGGTTATGATTCTAAAGAAAAGTGGCAAATGGTCTTAGGATCACAATTTGGGTGTGTCTTCATTGATGAAATGAACATAGCACATATGGATTTATTGCGAGAGGTGTCTACTCGTAATGATTATATGTTAGCAACATTGAATCCTGATGATCCAGCTTTACCAGTATATAAGGAGTTTATAAATAGAGCGAGACCTTTTAAGAAATATGAAGATGATATACCTATAAGTATAAAAAGAGAATTGATAGAACCACCTGTTAAAGGTTGGAAATATTGGTTTTTTACTTTTGAGGATAACGCTTCATTAACTGAAGAAGATATAGAGAGAAAGAAACAATCTGCACCACCTGGAACTAAATTATATAAGAATAAAATTCAGGGTATAAGATGTAGAGCAGAAGGATTAGTTTTCAGTAATTTTACAAGAGAACACATAATATCATTAGATAAAGCGAAAGCAAAAGATTTTAAGAGATTGGTATTAGGTGTAGATACGTCCTATTCACAGAAATCACCTGACACGATAGCAATGTTATTGGTTGGGATTGATAGAGAGAGAAAATTATATGTTTTGGAAGAGCGTATATATAACAATGCAGAAAGATTGGAACCATTGGCGCCTTCTGATGTAGTTAAGGAAATAATAGACTTTGCAGATTTTTGTAGAATAAGATGGTCTGACTTTAATACGATATTTATAGATTCAGCAGATCAAGCAACGATCACTGAATGTATAAAGTATAAAAGGCAATTTGGAAGTATATATACATTTACTCCAGCCTATAAGAAAACTAAGATAATGGATAGAGTAAACATGCAACTTGGTTGGATAGCGACCAAGGATTTTTTTGTTGTGAATACTTGTAGAGAGTATATACACGAATTAGAAACATACAGTTGGGCAGAAAATGATGTGCCTGAGGATGGGCATGATCACTGTATAAATGCTGTTCAATATGGATTTTTACCATTTGTAGGAGAGATAGGATAATGAGTTTTATGGATAACGTAAGAAATAAAATGCAGAGTTGGCTTCAGATAAATCCACCTGTAGCGAGTTCTATTAATTTGCAAGAGTTCTTAGATTGGGAAGGAAATGCGATTAAGAACAGAATTTGGTATAGGGGAGATGGAGCAGAATTAGAACAATTATATTGGCAACTAAATCAATTTAGTACACAGAGACAAATGTTTTGGGCTTCTCATCCTACCCCAGGAATTGAGATGAGAAAGATCCATACTGGTTTACCAGCAATGGTAGTTGATATATTGGCTGATATGATTAAATCTAGCTTAAATGATGTTAATTTCATAGAAGAAGCACCTAACACTAAAACTATATGGGATTACATTGAATATGAAAACAAGTTTAAGAATGTAGTAGAGAAAGCTATTGTAGATACACTTGTTATTGGTGATGGAGCTTTTAAGATCTCAATTGATAAAGAGATTTCTAATTACCCTATATTAGAGTTCTGGGGTGGAGATAAAGTAGATTTTGAATATAAGAAGGGTAGACTTCAGAGAGTTATATTTAAGAGTATACAGAATGTAGAAACTGGTACCTATGAATTGAAAGAGATTTATGGTCATGGTTATGTTGATTATGAATTATACCAAGCAGGAGAACCAGTAGAATTAACTATTGATCCTGCTTTTAGAGGACTTACAAGAATAGAATGGGATTCTAATATTATGTTAGCAGTACCATGTAAGTTTTATAATTCTGCAAGATGGGAAGGTAGAGGACAAAGTATCTTTGATAGAAAAATTGATGCCTTTGATTCTTTTGATGAAGCATACAGTCAATGGATTGATGCATTGAGAGCAGGTAGAACAAGAGAATATATACCTGAAAACTTAGTACCAAGAAATAAACATACAGGAAAACCAGTAAATCCTAATCCATTTGATAACAGATTCATCATGACTGAAGCTGATATGAGAGAATCTGCAGACAATAAGATTCAGACAGAATATTCTAAAATACAGACTGATGCTTATTATATGACCTATATAGGAGCTTTAGAATTAAGTTTATTAAAACTAATTTCTCCTTCTACTTTAGGTATAGATGTAAAGAAATATGATAATGCTGAGGCTCAGAGAGAAAAAGAGAAAACTACATTATATACAAGAGATAGTGTCATTGAAGTATTACAACCTATATTAGAGAAGGTAGTAGATACAACATTGAGAGCATACTATTTATTAGAAGGAATAGTAATGCCTGAGTTTAATGTAGAAGTTACTTTCCAGAGTTATGCGAACCCTTCATTTGAATCTTTAGTAGAGACAATAGGAATGGCTAGAGACAAAGGAATTATGAGTATAGAAGCTTCTGTAGAAGAACTCTATGGTGATGATAGAGATGAAGAATGGAAGAGACAGGAAGTAGAAAGGATTAAGGCTGAGCAAAATGTTAGTTATAATAGCGAACAGACAACAGGAGATGACGACGAATCAAGCAAAGAGCTTGTTACAGACCTCGAAGAATCTAATGTCGAAGAAGATGATAAAGGGGATTTACGCGATACAACAAAATGATACTTTAGAATTCGTTAATTGGCCTATGAGTAGTACAAAGATAAAAGAGTACAAGAGAGAAGCCAAGAAACAAGGAATAAAAGTATATGCAAATATATAGGAGATAAAATTATGATATATGATCACAATGCAAAAACTTATAGAGCAAGATGGAAACTATTAGGTGATGATAAGTTTAATGGAGCCTATTATTACTCACAAGAAATTGTTAATAATATAATTCCTAATGTTAAAACTGATAGATCTTGGGTAACAGTAAATGCAGCTGCTCAATGCGAAGATAGATCAATTGTATTTATTCATAACAATCTAAACGTGTCTGTTTATGATTGGATGTCTAAATATGATGATTTAATTCTTGTATGTGGTATACCTGAAACATGTGAAAAAGTAAAACATTTGGGTACACCTATATATTTACCTTTAAGTATTGATGTTGAAGAGGTAAAACAGTATAAAGTAAAAAAGAAAACTAAAAAAATTGCTTTTGCTGGACGTAAATCTAAAAAGACATATAGATTACCTATTGATATTGATTATTTAGAAGGATTACCTCGTGAACTATTTCTAGCTGAAATGGCAAAATATAAACAAGTATATGCAGTAGGACGAACAGCACTTGAGGCTAAAGTATTAGGTTGTGAGATATTACCTTACGACGATAGATTTCCAGATCCTGAAATTTGGCAAGTATTAGATAATAGTGATGCAGCTAAAATCTTACAGGAAAAATTAGATGAGATAGATAAGAAAAACGAAACTATATTTAATAATGAGGATGAAGAATAGTGGTTCTTACCACTATTTTTTATGGGATTATACAGAGCGTACATTGAGGTGCAAGTCCTCATAATTCGTATTAGAGAGACACTCTTAAAACAGGTTATTGAGACACAATTAAAACAGGTAATAGTGAGACACACTTAAAACAGGAAAGGATTAAAGAAAATGGCAGAAGAAACTAATGCAAATGTAAACGTTAATGAAAATCAAGGTACAGCTCCTGCAATTGATTATGACAAGATTGCAAACATTTTAGATGGTCGAATGAAAGCGACTGAAGACTCAGTATTAAAAGGATATTTTAAGGAGCAGGGTCTTACAGGAGATGAAATGGCACAAGCTATTAATATGTTTAAGGCTGATAAGGCTTCTAAGATGCCTAATGTAGATGAATTAAATGCTCAGATTGCAGCAGCTAACAAACGAGCTCTTAATGCAGAATTAGAATTGAGAGCAACAGGACTTGCAGCAGAACTAGGAGTTTCTACTGCCAAGGTTCCATATTTATTAAAGATGGCTGATACAGAAAAAGCCACAAAAGATGGAAAAATAGACAAGGTAAAGCTAAAGGAAAGCTTCGAGGCTGTATTAAAGGATATACCAGAATTAAAAACACAGACTGAAAATACTGTTAATAATTTTGGTTCTTTTAAGATTGGTGCAACCAGTGAAAATACAGGAAATAATAATACAGATACATTGAATGCACAATTAGCACAAGCCTTTGGAGTAAAAATGAAATAACAATAAGGAGATAAAAATAAGATGGCAAATGTAATTAATTATGCACAACAATTTTTACCATTTCTTATTCAGATGTATGAATCTGACATGAGAAGTTATGGTTTAACACTTTCTAATCCACAAGTACAGTGGGTTAATGCTAGAACAATCAATGTTCCTAACATGGTTCTCTCTGGTTATAAGGACCACAGCAGACAGGGTTTATTTAATTCTGGTTCAGTAAAAAATACTTTTACACCATATACATTAAATCATGATAGAGACATTGAGTTCAGATTTGATGCTATGGATGTTGATGAAACTAATTTAGTTGTTTCAGTTGCTAATATTCAGAGCACATTTGAAAAAGAACAAGCTATCCCTGAAAAAGACAGTTATAGATTCTCTAAAATCGTAGCTGACTTCGTTGAATTAGGTGGCACAGTAGATACAACTACAATTACAGTAGCTAATGCTTTAAGTTGGTTCGATACTCAGATGGAAGCTATGGATGATGCTGGCGTACCTGAAGAAGGAAGAATTTTATATCTCACACCAGCTCTCTATAAAGTGTTCAAAGAAGCAGAGGGCCTCACAAGAGTATTACATGTTGATGGAGCTAATGATAAAGCATTATCAAGAAAAATCTATGACCTTGATGATGTAACACTCGTTAAAGTTCCTAAAGCTAGATTCAAAACTGCATATGACTTCAGTGATGGTTGTGTTCCAGCTGATGATGCAGACCAAATTAATGCAATCTTAATTCATCCAGATTCAGTAGTTGCTAGAGACAGATATGAATACATCAAGATGTTTGCTCCAGGTTCAGATGCTTATACTGGCGATGACTGGGTATATCAAAACAGAAACTATGGCGATTTATTCGTATTAAAAGCAAGATTAGCAGGTATTGCAATCAATGCTGATGGTACTGGTGGTATTAGTGCTTAATATATGAATGTATGAGGAGGTTCAATATAGAGCCTCCTCTTCATAGAGGGAGGTATCATATGAGAGCTAAGAAAAGCAACAAATCTTACAAAATAGAACCTAGAGAAGTGAATTCTTTTAAGTCTCAAGGTTATGACATTTATGATGATGATGGTAATTTAGTATTTTATGGTGATGGTAAAACAGTACCTGCAAATAAATATTTAGAATTATTAAAAGAGAATGCACAATTAAAAGAACAAATCGCTTTAATGGGTGAAAAACTAAAAACTAAGAAAAGTAAAAAAGAGGTGGAGTAGATGTATACAGGATATATAACACCAGCTGAATATGCAGATATGGGATATAATGACATTCCTGCTGAAGATCTTCAGAATTACCTCATTAAAGCATCAAGACATATCGATAGTTTAACATATAATCGAATTGTCCATGTTGGCTTTGAGAATCTTACAGAGTTTCAACAAGATATAATTAAAACAGTGATCTGCGAACATGCAGGTTTTTTATTTGATAATAGAGATGCACTTAATACAGTTTTGAATGAGTATGCGATAAATGGTGTAAAGATGAAGTTTGGACATAGTATAAATTATGCATATGAAAATGGTGTTCCTGTAGAACAAGAAGTCTATGGTCTACTCAAACAAACTGGATTATGTTGTAGATTGGTGGTGGCATAATATGAGATTTCCAACATTAGTACCTAATTGGGTCTGTAGTACATTGATTAAATTGGAAATTGAAAGTGAAGCCATCAATGAAGAGGGTGGTCCTGCTGAAACTATCACAGTGGAAGCCATGGGCAACTGGCAAGATGGTGGTGAAACTACTTATACTACAGACCAGAAAATAACAGATATTAAAGGAAAAGCATATTTTAATGGTGATATAGTACCACAAATTACTAATATTACTGGTGGTTATGGTTATATCTTTGGTGAAAAAAGAGAAATCTATAGGGGTTATAAAAGACGTAATCCTGATGGTACAGTAAATCATACTGAGGTACAGTTCAAATGATTAAAATGCACTGGAAACAGATAGCAAAAATAAATAAAGCTATTGATATGGGTTTATATACTTTTGCTGCTGAAGATTTAAGTACCATAATAAAGAAAAAAGAAGTAATACCAAAGAAAACTGGTGCTTTAGAAGCTAGTCAAACAGTAATACCAGAAGGTAATCATTCAATAAGATTATTATATACTGAACCTTATGCAAAAAAATTGTATGAGAATGAAGAGGGTCTTACTATTCACAAAGCAGGTGAACCAGATGATCGTTATGCTAAGAATCGTAATAAATTTGCACGAGATCATTGGCTTGAAGAGATTATTTTTGATCCTAAAAATGCCAGTAAACTTGCAACTTGTATAAGAGTTTACTTAAATGGTGTATTTCCAGAAAAAGAAAAGGCTGATAAACAGGTACAGGTTGAAGCACCTAAACCAGTAGAAAAGCCAGTAGAAAAACCAGCAGCAAAACCAAGTTGGCAAGAACAAATGGCAAAAGCTCGTGCAGAAGCATTTGAAGATGGTATACCAGGATTAGTAAGAGCTAAACCTTCAGGTGGTCCTGCAAGACCTTCTGGTGGTCCTATGGTACGTCCAGCTGGACCTAGGCCTAAACCTAAAAATTAAAATATGCTAAATATGGGAGAAGACTAGTATGTTAGTAGAGTTCAAAGATTTTATAAAGACCTTCGAAGTAGGTGAACATTTCTCAATAGGTATTATAGATGGTGCATTAGATAAATCCATTGGGATCTATGGACATACACCTAGCTATAGAATAGAAGCTATTGGGAAAGAATCCAAGTATAGTATGACTTTTATGAGAATATTAGTACATTGGAATAAAAATCTCAGAGAAACAGAAACTGCTGCTAGGTCTTTATTTGAAAGTTTAAGATATCAAAGTGATTTTGATATGGGAGATATACACGTCAACTACATTGATTTGCTCTCAGAGGAGCCTATCTTTGTGGGTACAGATGAAAATGGTGTATATGAATACGTTATATCATTAAGAATTTTTTATAGGAGATAGATAATATGGCAAGAATAAGTTCAGGAGTATTTCCATGCTATGAAAACCAGTTTAAGATTAATACTTCTTCAACAAGTACACCAGCATGGGCAACTATTGCTGATTGTGAAACTTTTGAAGCTAGTTATGATAATGGAATTGAAGAATGGCACCCATTCGAACATGAAGGTTGGGTTCGTAGATTAATGACTGCTAAGAGTGTTTCTGTAACAGTTAGTGGTAAGAGAAACATTGGAGACCCAGGTAATGACTTCGTAGCAGGTTTAGCATTTGCTAATGGTCAAGATGCTCAGGTCAGCTTCCAGTGGACTTTCCCAGATGGAACAATTGTAACATTCAATGATGCAGTTATTTCAATTACAAATAACAGTGCTGGTGATTCTACAAATGTAGGTCCATTAGAATTCGAACTTCAGAGCAATGGAAAACCTGTAGTAACACAGGCTAGTAACTAATAATTAATGTTGATGGGAGGAGGTTATTAAAAAGCCTCCTCCTAAATAAAATAAAAAATAAGAGAGGTATAATATGATTTATTCATTAACAGACAAATTAAATTTTGATGAAAATCCTAAGATTAAAATTAAAGATAAGACTTTAGAAGTAAAGGCTGATGCTGAAACAGTATTAAGTTTAATGGACGTAATACAGAACAGTGATAATGAAATGCAAGCAACTTTAGAAGCTGCTAATTTATTATTCAGTGAAAAAGATGGAAAAATTATAAAATCCTTAAAATTAGGATTTAAGGATTATGTAACTTTAATTACAACAGCAATTAATCTTGCTATTGGAGAAGACCCTGATGCAGAGGAAAACTCACAGGGGGAAGAGTAGAGCCATACTACGACTTGAATGATGATTGGGATTTAATAGTATCATCATTTCAAACTCAATATGGAATAAGATTAAGTAAAGACTTGAAAGGTATGAGTTGGAGAGAGTTCTCATACTTAGTATCAGGATTAAATCATGATACACCTTTAGGTACTATAGTATCTATTAGGTCTGAAAAAGATCCTGAAGTATTAAAA